GAACAACGTTCCCATGTTTCCTGATATTATGCATCATCTCAATTCGGCTATCGATTACAATACGAATGTTTCAGATGTTACTTTAGTGCGATCTAGCAATGAAGTAAGTACTTCAGGAACAGCTACTCTAGAAGAGTCCGTAACTTACACAGACCGAGCTAGTAATGTTGAGGTCGAGTTAGCGAAACACGCAATTGTCCAGATTAGTTCTTCTAGTGGAGATTGTGGAAGTCCTTATGTACTTAGCAATTCTCGAGTTCCTAAGAAGATTATTGGATTACATGTGGCTGGAAACGGTCGCAAAGCCGTTTGTCATTTGTTACCCAGTTTGGATGAAATTGAAGCCGGTTTGTTTTCTGAAAGCCGAGTTCCCCTTAAATTTCCTGGTGCCCTCAAAGTTGTAAAAACAGTGGAGAAAGACGAAATGGTTAGAATGCCAAACAAGACTCAAATCATGCCTAGCTTAATTAGTGATCTGTTGGTAACACCACCAACAACGAAACCTGCTGCTCTTAAACCATTTTTGATGGATGGGGCGGTACGAGCTCCAATTCAAATAGGTATAGTCAAGTTTGATAAGCCTAATATTACACTGACGGATGAAGATCGTGAAATTATGCATGAATGTGCTGAAGCTCTGGCTGCTCACATTCCAAAGCCCGTTAAACCCTGTATTCTAACTACTCACCAAGCTATCAATGGAGTCAAACATTGGAAGCATATGGCCAAGATTAATTTTTCCGCCAGTGCTGGATATGGAAAACAAAACCGTCCTGGTAAAGGTAAGTGGCCCGATTATGAATGCACTCAATGTGGTGCTCAGAAGTTATGTGATTGCAAAGATGCTGAATATCGACCTACCAAAGAATTTGGAAGTGAAATAGAACGTGATGAGCAGAAAATACGACGTGGTGAAGTGCCTGATTGGGTTTTTACCATGTTGTTGAAAGATGAACGTCGGCCGATTGAAAAGGTAGACCAAGGGAAAACACGACTTTTCTCGGCAGCCCCTCACACTCATTTAGTTCTCACAAGAAAATATTTTGGCGCATTGTTGGAAGCACTGCGAGATGATCCGTCTGGTACTTTCAGCGCAGTAGGTCTAAACCCACATTCTCAACAGTGGAAAATGCTCTATGATCGACTAACACGATTTGGTGAAGCAACCAAGTTCCTTCCTGGAGATTTCGAAGGATATGACGCTACTATTCCGGAAATTGTTTCACTAACGATCTTAGAGGCTGTGCACATATGGTTCGGAAAAGATATTACACAAGAAGACCATGATGCTGTTGATCAACTTTGGAAAGGAACTTATTGGGGCAAGTATATTATTTTGGAATATATATTTACCTTTGAAGAAGGACGCGGTGGTTCAAATCCTTCAGGAGGCGGAGCAACTATCGATTACAACAACATGGGAAATGTAGTTGTACATTCCTTTTCTGCCACTAAGCACGCTCGTCTATTAGGAAAATTGGCAGGTCTACTACTCATCAATGGAGATGTTACCAAGTTACTAAACCGTCCTGGACATGAAGAATACCATATGGAATTGATATGTAGAGCAAGACAAATCAATTTAGACACAGCACACTATTTGTGCCATTTTACCCCATGGACTTGGTGGAAAGATTTTGAATTTACCGCCACAGGAGACGATCATGTTGAAACCTATGGAGGAACTTGGTACACCATGGGTGACAAAGCATATTGGATTTCCTATCTTGGAATGAAATACACTGATACTAAGAAACGTCCACTTGATTCTAGTTTAAAATGGTTCACGCTCGATACGTTAAACGAGGTGACTTATTTAAAACGTTCTTTTAAACCCATTAATGGACTAGTATATGCACCCTTAGAATTTGAAGTCGTCGTTGAAATTCCACATTGGATACGTGATACATATGTTGACCATCGCATAGCCACAACTCAAAATTGTGAAGCCAGCTTGCGAGAAATGTTCCATTATGGCAAACAAGCCTTTGACTCGTATCGGCGTCTCTTAAATGG